TATTCTTTTGTTTTTTTTAAATTTAGGCTATTAGCCTTCCTATTTACAGAAAGTGTGCTTACTCCTAATAAAGAGGCTAAATCACTTGTTTTGGTAGTTGGATATAGCTCTTTAAGGGTTGTTATCATTTCTTCAGTGTAAATTTTCATGTTCGATTGATTCATTTAAATAGCCAATATCTTTAACTGTAGCAAAAAATGTTTCTCTTTTTGCATCAGGATATTTTATTTTTATTACTTCAAATCGATAAATTTTATCGTTTTTCGTTTTAGATCTCATTTCATCACCAAGATAAATGCATGGATTATAGAAGCCTTGAATTAATCTTCTGTTAAAATCAGCCCAATTAATTGTGCTATGATATCCGGTTGACATTATTCGGGGTGATTCCCACATATTATAAATATTTTTGTTTCTTGGGGGCAATGTTGGTTTTTTTTTTAATAAAGTTATCATTATTTTAATTTTTTTCAGCTTCATTAATTTTTTTTGTTATTTCGGGGCGTTGTTTAAGTGTAAACAAAGCCCAAGTATGATTATAAATATCTATGTATTGTTTGAACATATTTTCTATTATTTTTAGGCTCTCCGTCTTGCAATAACCTAAATCTAAATAGAAGATAAAATCAGGCACATCTTCTATTTTTGGAAATTTAACAACAGAAACAACTTCGCAGTGAAATACTATTTCTTTCCAAGTACAAACAACAATTTCAGATGTGTTAGGAGAATTATTTGGGTAGTAAGGTCTAAGTGTTGTGAAATTATTACAAATCATTTTGTCATTCCAGTTATTATTAAATTTGAATGTTTTCATGATAATTTGTTTTAAGCGTGGGGACGCATTTATTTTTAAATTAATTTATAAATTTCAAAGTCAAAATATATTTCTGATTCCGGATTGTTTATAATAATTTCCTTAGCTTCTTCGGTTGCCTCTTCCGGAGAGGAATAAGACTCTAAAAAACCTTTTAAATCGCTATTAGGAAAAGGCTCTTTATGGGAATTTCGCCAAATTATTATATACATTTTATTTTATTTTGAATTCAATAACCATTCTTCATTCATTCTATTTTTGCAATGTTCATCACATTTTTGATTAATTGTAATGAATGCACAGGTGTTAATAAATTCGCAATCTGTTTTATTGCGTAATTTTTCTTCTTCAGCTTTGTTTTTTGCTTCTTTTTCTTCTTTATTCATATTATTTTATTTTAGCGTGGGGACGCGTTTAATGATTAAAATAATTCTAATTTAAGTTGAATAATCTGCTGACGAAGAGATGATAAACGCTTTTTGTTTGCGTTTTTTTCGTTTTGCTCAAGCTCAAAGTATTCTGTTATTTCTGTTATATCAGCATACTTTAAAAGTATTTCCTGTTTTTTCTGTTCTTTTTTTTGTTTTGCTGATAAGCGTTCGATAAGAGCTTCGCGTTGTTCTTTGAAATATGAATTTAAAAGAATATCAATTGTTTTAAAAACCCAAACTTCAAAATTAGGATCTAACCATGCAGCAAATTTTAAAGCAACAACACGATGCATCCATGTTCCATTAACAGAAGGATCTCCTTTAAGCACTTTTATTAATTTTCCATTTGGAGTAAATTCATTCTGGAAACTACAATTGTCGTTTCCAGAAATGTCATCACCAGAACGACAATTGTCGTTCTGGTGAAATGCTTTTAAGAAATTTTTAACATTTTCAGTATGATAAAAATCATAAGGTATTTTTCCAAATATTTCACCCATTTTATTAGCATTTACCATTACGTCTTCTTTGTCAATCTCAAAATCGACTTGCTTGCCTTGATATACAAATTTTACTATTTCCATTATATCTGTTTTTTAATTATTATTTCTTTTTAAGCCATAAACCATTAAAAGTCTATCAGGATGCGATTTTCCAACAAAATCTAATTTTTGGTAAATATTATTTATATGATTGTGCACCGTGTTGGCACTTATAAATAGGCGTTCACCTATTTCTTCTTTGCACATTCCTTTTACAAAAAGGTCAATTACTTCAAGTTCTCTTTTTGAGAGATCGCTTGTTATTTTTGGCGTGCAAAAATTATCTTTACATCGATGCCTGATAGGACACGATGTTTTTTCGAGATGGAAATTACCATCTTCGTCAATATCTACAATTCCATCGCGTGAACCAAGATTGCACGCAATAAATTGATACACTCGAGCAAAAGCCGAGTGGTACTGGTCGCCAAATTTTGCACACAAACAATTGTATGTTTCTGTATAATTTTTTTTAATTTCAATATCAATAGCTTTAATATCACCAAAAGATATTTCTTTAAGATGAGAAATACTATTTGTTTCAATATTTTCAACCATGATATTTTCCTTGTCTAGAGACAAGTAGAATTCTACGTTTTTTAGCATAGTAATAATAAATTAAATTTCTCATTAATTGAGTTTTGTTCCTCAATTACTATATCTTTTATCATTTTAATTTCCGCAGGTGTGAATTTTCCATCTTTGGTTTTATTAGAATATGTAGAAGGAGCAATATCAAGTTCCTTATATATTCTTTTTGTAATATTTGAATAAAAAAACCGTAAAAGAGCAAGATAGTCTTTAAGGGTTATTTCGTCTAATTTTTCTTCTGTTTTTTCCATTTTTTGTTTTTTTTCGTTATATTTGTATTATTTTTCATTTATTGCATTTGCAAATATATAGTATATTTTGACAATGTCAAGCATTATTATACATTTATTTTATTAAAAAATTAAAATTATGGTAAAAATTACATTTAATAAACAGAGTTTCAAGAATTTATGTCATGAAAAAAAAATGACAATGGAAAGTGTTTTTTTATCAATTGGAATGACGAGGCAAAACATGAACTATTTGCTTACAAATAATAAATTAAAAATTGATGATTTAGCAAAAATTTGTGAAACATTAGTTTGTACGCCGAATGATTTATTTGATATTGATACAGAAAATCAAATAATATTTAAAGATGATAAATATGTTTCCGAAAGTAAGCCTGTAAATGAAATAATACAATTATTTATCAATCAATTATCGGAAAAAGATAATGAGATTTTTAGATTAAAAACCAAAAATAAATAATACAACACTAAAGCGTTCATACATTTCGTACAAATTTAAAACATTGAAATAAATATAGTTATTAAATAATTAGCGTTTCCCTCATTCTCCGCAAAGTTCTTTATTTATTCTGATTATCAATGAGTTATATAATATTTTCGTATTAGTTTAACAAATAAATTCAGAAAAGTCTGCCAAAAGGCTTTTTTTGCGTGGGGACGCTTGAAAAAAACAAATATGGCAACTAAAATAGAAGTCATCCTCCCTGTACTAAAAAACAGGGGTGGTGATTTAAAAAAAGAGTGGTATGTTGAATATGCATGTTACTCTGATAAAGAAAACAAACTCCTTAGATTTCGCAAAACGCATAATATCAATCGGCTAAAAACAGCCAAAGAAAGAGTTAGTTATGCTAATAAAATAATTACTTCTATATCTTCAGACCTAAAAGAGGGATGGAGACCTTGGCTCTCTAATAAAATTATTTATCGTGATTATATTGAATATGATCAGATAGCTAAAACAAAAGGGAGACTTAGATATGATTCAAAACAACTAAATAGGTTGATTAGTGAATATTTATCGCCAAAAGGTAGTTCGCTAAAGAAAAAATCATACCAAACTTACGTTTCTATTTTTAGAGTTTTTTGTCAATTTATTGAAAAAATTGACGATAATCAGAAAGTTTTAAATATTTCTAATGAAATAATCATCAAATTTTGGAATCATTTAATTAATCAACGTAAACTTGATAAAAAAACAATGAATAGATATAAAACTATTATAAATAGCTTTTTTAAGTATTTATTAGAAAAGAAAATAATTGATGAAAATCCGGTATATAATTTACCGGTTGCGCTAAAAACAAAAGATGAAGCAGCACGACCAATTAATAAAATTGATTTAAAAATTTTATTAGAGGACATTAAAAAAACGGATCAACAATTACATCTTGCTTGTTTATTTGAATATTATGCTGCTGTCCGTCCCGGCAACGAAATGAGAACTTTAAAAATCAAAGATTGTGATTTTTACAATAATAGAATAATTATAACAGAGGTAAACGCAAAAACAACAAGACGTTGTATTGATATGCCTAAGCAACTTGTAGATATTTGTTTTAAAAGAGGTATTAATAAATATGATCAAGATTGTTATGTTTTTGGCAAAGATGGTATTCCTGGTTTTGAAATGTTAAGTACATCATCGCTTAGACGAAGATTTAACAAGCATAGAGACAAATTGAATATGCCAAAAATATATAAATTGTATAGTTTTAAGCACACCGGTGCCGGAATGGCGTTAGCTTCAGGAACTACATTGGAAGAATTGAGAAGCCATTTAGGTCATAGCTCAATAGAAACTACAGACCACTACGTAAAAAAACATTTTGGTAATAGGAATGATAAAATAATTTCAAAGTTTCCGAAGCCTTATTAATATGTTGGTAAAGTATCTATTCGAGACGAATAACGATAGCGATTATCTTCTGAGTAAGAAAATTCAAAAGTATAATCATTTACGCTTAAAGGAATGCTATTAGCATCAGTATTTATTAAATAAATTTCTTTAAAGATACCATTAACAAGATGGTATCTTTTTTTTGAACTAAAAAATTCGGAAGCAAATTTGTGCCGATCTTCCGAACGAAAAAAGCCGGTATTCTTTTTATATTTTTTTGAAAAATCTGTTTTAAACTCAGATGTTTTTTCTAATATTTTGAAAGTTGTAGATTTGTGATTTTCGGACATTTCCATTTGACCATCGAAACAAATAGTTTCGTTAGCTCCCATGCAATTTTCAAACATAAAAATATCATCGTTAATATTATCTTGCTTATTGAAAATAAAACGATGTGTGTAAGAAGTAGTTGTTTCGGGTATATTTTTTTTAGTAATTAAAAATATATCAACAGTATCAAAAGCAACAGAACCAAATTTATGAAATAAATAATCGTAATCAAAAATATAAGTATAAATTGCATTATAGCTAAAATCGGTAAAAGTAAAATCAATATAACGAAGTGGCAAGGGAACCTTGAAATAAATTCTTACAACTAATGTGTGCATACTCTCAAGTAGTGTATTACCAACTAATGCACTAAAAAAAGATAAATAGTATTTGTATTTTTTGTTAGCTAATTGTATTTGTGGTGAATTGGTTAAAAAATGTTTTGGTAAAAAAACATTAGTATCTATATTTTGACTACCTATCCCACCGGAGATCGCAATAAATTCAATATTCTGATTTCCATATAAAACATTAATAGTTGCTGATTGATTTTCTTGGATGTGATACCCATCTTCATACATTATTTCGGAGCTTAACATATCGTTGAGAATATCTTTCATGCGAATATTTATTTTTCCATTATAAGGAAAATATTGTTCGTCTAAAAATTCAACGCCATTTTTTTTAAATTTTATTGAAACCGAAACATCAGCTTGCAAAATAACATCTTTACAGTCTTGTACAAAACTATATAAATCGGGTTTTTGTTCAAGGAGAACAGGTCCGCCACTACCTATAAGACCAGTTTGAGCAGTAAAAGTAATAGGGTCGTGTGAATACACATGAATGATACTTTCACCAACAGTAACTACTTCACCGTTATCATCAATATGCCCGGAGTTTGTAAACATATCAATAAGGATAGACCGCATATTAATGGTAATTGTACCATCAACAGCATCAAAATCTTGATCAATAAGCAAAACACCATCTCTATATATTGAGAACCTTTCGGGTTGTGTTCCTTCAAGAACAAGGTCTAAACAATTGAAAATATTAGAAATTGGTAGTGGTTGGGAAAGTATCATTTTTTTAGAATTTAAAGTTCTTTGTTATTTTTATTGAATGTATTTTTTGGTTTAAAAAATCGGTTTGATACATATAATATATACCAATATCTTTTTTATTAATAATACCTAAATCGATTCCAAAAGTGGGATCCTTATTATTAAAATCATATCCAACAATTGCTCCAACCGAAAGTTTATATTTTTCGGGAGTTGGAACAGGAACTATTAAAGGAATATTTTTTGAAACTGTTATCTCTTTTCTTTTTTCGATAGGGATATAACTAATATTTCTTTTTATCAAAGTGCCTTTAATTGAATCATTGATTGTTATATCAATATCGCCATTTACAAAATGGTCGGTATAGTAACGCGTTGAATCATCAATTTTTTTAGAATAAGGCACAGGTCTGTCATTTATCACTATTTTATCTTTATATATAATAGTGTCTTTATACTGTATATCAACAGTAGCAGCTTTTTTAATGATGCTATCAAGTTGAGATTGAGTAAGCGAAATATTTGCTTCAGGAGTTTCGGTTTTGTGATTACATTTGCAAACAAATATCACTGGTGCGATTAAAGCAATACTTACAAGGGTAGTAAATATTATATTTTTTGTTGTCATAGTTAAAATGTTTTTTCAAAATCGATACACGCATCTACAATTGCGTTCTCGAATCTTTCGTTAATACTGTCATCTTTAATTAAAGCCAAATCTTGTTTGTTATCCTGAAATAACCATTCGACCAAGCAAGCCATAGGCTTACGAACTAACACATTGAAATTTTCTTCCCAATCGGGATCGCCATCAGGAAAATCCGAGCGACAAGGAATTTCGGGCATTTCTAATTGAAATGTATTGTATAATATAGTAGCAAAAGCATCTGAGTTTGTTTTGCCACGAGAAGTCCACACACTGTAACCACGAGCGTTCATCCATTGCATACCATTGCCTGCTGCATTGTTGTGTAGGCTTATTAATAGAGTTGGTTTTTGCCCGGTGTTAAGGTTAATACGTTGTAAGTGGTCTTTTGGGTCGAAGTTTTCGGTAATAATGTTTACAGTATCAAACCCGGCAGCTTTAAGTTTATTGGTTAAACTTTTGCATCGAGCATCGCTCCATTGCCACTCGCGGTGAGTTAAATCGGGCGAACATTTGCCGGCAATGTTTACGCCGTGAGCTCTATCGATTAAAATTTTTATTTTCATTATACTTTTGTTTTTTCTTCTTTAAGAAAATCGGATAAAAACGGTATTTTTTTAACCCATTCAACAGCTAATATATAATGAACAAATTTTAAAAATCGGTTATTCGGGAATAAGCTAATAAGATTTTCGATATTGCTTACTGCCTCAAACCATATTGCAGCCCAAACTGTGATTTTTAAGATGCTAATAAAAAACGCTAATTGATTTATACAAAGTCCGATAATAATTATTACTACAAACGTTCCAATATAACAGAACGTTTTAGCAAAACTCCATCGTGCTCGTGATGAAGTAAATTTTTCGCCTTTTTTCCAACTGGAAACAATACCGGTAATAAAATCGGCAAGGAAGAAAAAGAAAAATAGGGTAAATAACCCAATTAGCTCGTTTTGATAGGCAGCTAATGCCCCAACAGCAAAAATCACCCAAGTAATAAATGCGTGCATTAATTTTTGTAACATAAGAATTTGGTTTTTTGGTTAATATTAATTTAGGATATAAAATTAATATTGTGAATGATTTTATTAAAGGACACATTCAACAAGCTCTAATTCTACAGGACTAATACCGTCGTGTGTAAGTGAATATTCTCTTGTTTTAATAAGAAAATCTTTTCCTTTGAGATGTACTTTGTGATATATTTTTAAGTTTCTATTAACTAATTCGGGAATAGCAAAAGAACCTTTAACTGTTATTTTTGGTGTTTCTATCCACTTTTTTTTTCGTGAATGAAATTTTGCAATAATACCATCAGTTCCATTTGGTAATAACGATATATCTCCTCTACGCTGACCGAACATATCAACATTGTGATTGGTAATTAATGGATAATGACGGTCGTTATGTTCAACTGTATGCGACATTCCATAAGCTAACATAATGTGAGGTGCTGCTGTTACATCTTCTCTTTGAATTAATGGAACATACCAATGATAACGTGCCATTTCATCGGCATCGCTATTATCCCACTCCCAGTATTGTTCTACTGACATTTCAAGTGGCGTTACATTTGAGGTTACAGTATATTTATTTTCAATGTTTTCAGTTCCTTTTTGAATTAAAGCACTTCTTTTTGTTTCTTGTGTTAACCATTTCCAATTACTAAGTCCAACAAGTTTTTTTATCAATTTTATAACTTGATTTGTTGATACATCTTGATATTCTTTTTCTGAAGCTGGTACTGCTGGATTTAACAACTCATCAGTTGCAGTTGAAATTTTTGATATTTTTGCAAAAGCATCTTCCGAATTTTGTGCTCCCGAATATTCAAATACATAATTTTTAGCCTCCTCGTTATCATATATTATTTCATCTTCCAATAAATAATCATCAAGATTAATTACAGGTGTTTGGGTGAAAATATCATCGTCTCTTATAATTTTAAATTTATCATCTTTATATAGCGACATTCCAAATATTTTCAATAAATCTATTAAAAAACTATTAAAATGGTATGACTGCATAAATGATTGTAATTTAAACTTAAATTCAGCAGTATTAAGAGTTCCGGGAATACGTTCATAACTATCAACTAAAGGATTAAATGTTTCAACCAACGGATGTGTTGGCAAAAAACCATTTGGATAAGTTGAATATAACATATCGAAAATATAATTTGGATGGTTTTCGGCTACAATACATAATTTTGCCAAATCGCCTTCAGTAAAAGGATTTTCTTGTAATGTATCTCCGAATGCTGCATTAATAATATTTCTAACGTAAGGGAATGGTAATATTGGAGCATGTTTTCGGTCGTTTGGTTGATTTGGGTTTGCATGGTATCTGCCTATTAAAAAATAATTGTTTGTATATGTAGGAGTAAAATAATTAATATACATTTTAATAGCATTTATTCCTCCATTTCTACCATAATGACCTTCCCATTGTTTGTCTGAAATTCTAACTGGTCCTAAAACAAATTCAGTAGGATTAATTGCTTGATTATTTACAAAATTTAGAAATTGGGTTGCCCAAGGGTTGTTATAATAAGCTTGGTTATATACTTGTGGTTCAAAAGGTGGATATGACGGGAAAGTACCAAAATCATACTCACCAATAAATATTTTGTTTAATGATACCTGCATTTCTGAAGATTCAACAGAGCCTTTATATTGTAACTTTATTTTTTTATCAAAGCCTAACAAAATTATTTCACCAATAGAATAACGAATTTCATTTGAATAAATTTTTGCTTGAACTTTTTTTTTAGTTTTCAAACTTGTGACTCTGTTAGGCACTCCAAAAGCTTCAAGATTGTTTCGTGTTGCATCTATCTCAAATGATAATGAATATGGTAATGGTATTTTATCATCTGAAAACAGTGGATTCTCTTCTACAATATTTAATTCAATTTTTTTAGGTAATTCAATTAAATATTTATCTTCAATTATTATTTTAAGCATAATTTATAATGTTGCGTTTTTTTGTAAAGTTTCATCTTCTTTTATAGCTTCATAAAATCCACGTTTGCCACGTAGATAGGTTTCAGCAACAATTGGTTTATTCAGCCTATCGTTTAATTTACTTACAACATCAACTAAAGACTTAGTAATTGACATTTGTAAACTATCATCTTTTTGTATTGTGTTTTTGGTAATTACCTCTTTTGTGTGTTTGGTTTCGGTAATTATACCGCCACGCTCACGACCATTAATTCGCATTACTTCAGGCAAATTAATGCTTGATAAACTTCCGTTAAGTCGTGCTTGCTCGATTATTGAGAGCAAAGGTGCAATTGTGGGATTTTCGACAGCTTGTCGTGGCAAAATGTATTCTGCTCCGTTTTCGCCGGTAATAATTGTTGGCGAATTAACGAAACCCCTTTTGTTTGGATTGTATTGAGCTTTATATTTTTGCCCATCCTGTGAGCGAATGACATCCATAATAGACCCGCCAGTTTCGGCGCCGGGTACTTCCGGTACAGGTGTTGCTAAAATTCCAGCAATTTGTGCAGCACCTGCTATTCCAACAATTACAGATAAAGCAACGTTTGGCAATGCTTTAGCAACAGCAGCAAATGTATTTACCATTGCACTCATAAGAGCAATGTTACGCTCACGCACTGCTGCATCGTGAGCATATTTTGCTTTTTTATTCTCAGTCTCAGCATCGAGTTTTTGAACTTCGGCATTGTAAAACTCTTGGCTAATTCTGCCTTGATCAAGATTTTTTTGGAGCTTTATTTTTTTTTGGTCTTGGCTTTTTACATAGCCGTTAAGCTCTTTTTCTTCCTGCTTTGCAATAATATTGCTGTATGATTTCCAAATATCAATAAGCGAATTGGCAACCATATAGAGTTCTTCAACATGTAATTTGCCTTTTTTTAAGTTTTCAAATAATGTTTCCCAGTCGTTTTGGCTAAAGCCAAAAGCATCTACCTTAACATTATTTAATTGTTTGTCGTTGGTGGCTTTATCGTTGGTTGTATTGTTGCCCGATGATGCTTTTAGTTCGGCAATTAACTCCTGAAGCTTTGCAATTTTATCTTCAAGCTCTTTTTGTTGTTCGGGAGTGAGTAGTTTAATTTTATCGCCAATATTTAGACTGCCATCTTTTGCAATGTTTTGAAAAATCTCTAATAATCGGGTTGCCTGCCCTATCATTAGTTTTTCTTCGTCTTTGTTGTACTTCTCACGAAGTACTTTTTTTGCATCGTATAGTGTTGTTATTTCGCTTAACTCTTTATCGGATATTGTTCCTTTAAGGAGTTTTTTTGCATCTTCTAAGGTTTTAACCGAGGCAAACTCTTCGTTGTTTTTAATTTTTAAATTGGTTAAAGCTTTAGCATTTTCTTTTTGAATGTTTTCAATTTGTTCTTTTGTAATTTCAACATCTTTTTTTGCAAATTTTTCTTTTTGCTCAATTTGTTTTTGAATAAGGTCAGCTTCAATTTTAGCTAAAACTTCTTTGCTGTCCTTGTTTAGATTTAGTCGGGCTGCTAAAGTATCAATTTCGTATTGCAAAATTCTATCTTCAACTTCCTCTTTTGTTAATGCTCCAAATTCGAGGTAATCTTTTTCTAATTGGAGTTTTCGCTTTAAAAACTCTTTGTCTTTTGATAACTCCCATTCTTTTGTTTTGTCTTTTGAGTTGTCGCCTGTACTACCTGTTGCTTTTGCTGCTATCGCTGCCCTCTCATCTGCTTCTTCTTTTTCTCTTTGTCGTCTTAAACTTGCTTGTCTTTCTGCTTCTTTTTGAATAGAATTATTTATTTTTTTATATCCATCAAGCTCGCTTTTTTTTGCTATTAATTGTTTATTGATAGCAGTTATATTGTCTTTTGCTACACTTTTTTCAAATTCAGAAACATCTTTTAATAAAAACATTTCACTTTTTCTTTTTTCAATTCGAAGAGCATCGATTTCACTTTGAATAATTTCAGTCGTAATTCTTGATTCGATTAAAAAATTATTTGCTGCTAATTTTGTATTATATATATCCAATTGTTCATTTCCAGTAATCGTTAGTAGATTATTAGCAATAGCTACTTTATTATATTCTTCAACAGCAATTTTACGTTTATTTTCAAGCTCTATTTGAGTTGTTTTAAAAGTATTATTAATATGTACGTAATCTGAATTTTTAGCAATTTGAAAATTGTTTAATTTTTGAGCATTTTCATTATTCGAATACTCTTGGTTTATTTGTCTCAAAGTACCGCCTAATTCAGACAATTTAGTTTGTAACAAAATCATTTTATTATAAGCATCTTCATTGTCCTTTCCCCACTCAGTTAAACGATTTGATGCTGTGCTTGCAGATTTAGAAAAAGCGTATAAAGATGCCGCAATTGCAAAAATTGCAGCAACAGCAAAACCCAAAGGATTAGCCTTAAAAACTGCACTTAATACTCGCCATGCTTGAGTTGCACCTTTTATATTTCCAGTTAATAGCATTTGTGCGGTTGAAAACAATTGTGTTACAACTATTCCTGCTCCTTCAGCAACTGCTTTTGCTTTTGTAGCAATTATTTGTCCTAAAGTAGCTTCTTTAACAAGTTTTGTGTATAATAATTGCAACTTGCTGGCAACTATATAAGCTCCAATTACTGCAACAATACTATTAATAGCAAAAGCGTGACGTGCATAAAAATCAATTGAAATAGTAATAATTTTCAAAAATTTAGTAACGCCATTAATACTAAGATTCATAACAGGAACTAATTTTTCGCCAAGCTCATAAGTGTTTTCCTGAAATTTCTTTTTATTTTTTTCTAATCTTGCTTGTAAAGTATTGTTTTTGATATTGTACTCATTAATTACAGAAGTACCAGAGTTAAAAGCATTATTTGCGGTTTCCTGTTCTTTTTTAAGTTGTTTAATATTGCCTGCTAAAACAGAAAGAACAGACGAAGCCCTTGCACCATCTAATTTCATTTCGTCAAAAATTGGTGCTAATTGTGCCATACCACCTTTTTTCCCTAATGTATCTAAAAATAGTATTAAAGCTTCGTTTGCATCTTCTTTTAATAATTTTGTAAAAGATTTCACTTCTAATCCAGCTAATTTGGCAAATGCAGCCGGATCTTTAAATAATTTCATTAAAAGCCCTGACAATGCAGTTGCTGACATTTCAACTTGCTGTGCATTTTGGTCTAATACAGAGGCATAACCAAGTATTTTAGGTATAGTTAAGCCGGCTTGTTTTCCAACTCCTGCCATTCTGTTTGTAAATTCAACTAAATATGGTTCGGCAGCTGAAGACTTTTGGGCTACTTCATTAATAGCCGAACCAGTTGATAACATAGCTTTCTTTAATCCCATCTTTTCGGAATCACCAAACATATCTGCTAATTTGCCAATATTTTTTATAGCATCTTCGCCTAAATCCTCTCCAAGTGCAATCTTAATAATATTACCTGCTTCAGCAAAATCAAGTAAATTATTTTTTCCTTCAACTCCTAATTTACCAGCATCAGCTGCAAGTTTATTAAGTTCAATTCTGGATGTACGTGTGTCAAAATTTTTAAATTCATTATTTAAGTCTTTTACTGCCTCTTTGGTTAGTCCTGCATATTTCATTACATCTGCTTCAGCTTCTTCCATTTCGGCAAATTGTTCAACAGCTTTTCTACTACTAAAAACAACTGCGGTAAAACTTGCAACAGCAGTAGCAGCCATAGTAAAATAATTATTAAATTTTGCACCGGCTTTTTGTAAGAATGATCCTTGACTTTTTATACTTCCATTAACTTTGTCAAGTTCATCTCTTAATTTGATAAAGTTTCGCTCTTTGCTAGTATAGTTATCGGCATCGCGGGCAGTGCCTTGTAGTTCGACACGTGCTTGACTAAATGCTTTTTGTAAATCTTTTTGCGATACTTTATTTATATTTTTAAGTACCTTTTCTACATCATTTGCTTTTGTTTCAAATTGTTTTAGCTCTTTATGTACGTTTTTTAGCTCTTTGTCGAACGATTGAAATGCTGTTACATTACCACCTTTAAATGCTTCTTCGCGAAGTTTTTTTATTTTTACTAAATCAACTTGCAATTCATCGAAGCGTTTTTTAGCTTCTGCATTGTCAATAATTACATCTATTCGTGCCTGTTTTGCCATTATGCTTTATTATTAGTAATATTATTAACTATAAATCGTTCCATATTCATTGCGTTTTTTTCTTCGAGCAAATGCCTTAATACTGCTAATTGCTTGTAAAACACATCTGTAATAAATGGTTTTTGTCGGCGTTTGGTTAGCCCTGCCGAAATCATCATATCGCGGTTGGCAATAGTTACACCTTTGCCAACTCCCCAATCAACCATATTGCCATACCACTCAAACACAAAGAATACTCTTGATGGATCGCCATTGCTATTAGCTTGTACGTGTGAGTAAAAACTGTTAAGCAAATATCCTTGTGGAATATTTAATGCAGCAGCTTTTTTGAGCCATTCTTTAACAACTATCTCAGCCCACGCTTCTACAGTGATTAATGTGCCGGTATTATTCGTCATAACTAAAATCAATATCAATTGTGAAACCTGCTGAATAGCCATAAAAACTACTTGTTAATGGTCCCACTCCGGAATAATCAATTCGTGTGGTATTTACCGAAAAAACATCTTGATCAATATTTGGATCGTTCATCATTGTTAGAAAAAGTTTTGCAAGTAATTTTTTACAACTTTTTCTGATTTTGTGAATTTCCTCCATATTATTAATCTTTACCGGCATTACTATATATATAAGGTAATAACCGCTATCGAAATTTCCTTCGGATAGATTTAAATAACCATCGCCACTGTCTTCAACTATTAAAGCCGGTGGTTTAATTGTGCCGGGACTGCTAATAATTTCCTCAAGATTAGCTAAGCCGGTGCATCGTTTAATACTATTTATTCCTACTTTATCAATAATTGTTTTAAAATATGTGTAAGCATCGAATGGTTCCATTTTTTATTTTTTAAGTTTATTGGCGTATTCAATTTTTCGGTTTAGTTCGTAAAGCATTTCGTGCATATTGCCATTTTTGATTTTTTCATTGTCGGCAGCACGTCCTTCGTTTAGCGAGGCAACTATATTCATAAGATAATCTTCAATAGGAGTTTGCTCATATTCTGGTTCGCTTGATATTTCAGCAGATGAAAATACTTCAGGGTAGCGATCGCGCAACCAAACCTTAAAACCGGAATACCAAAAAACAACAGCCATTTTGTCTAAGCTGGTTACTCTTTTCAGGTCGCTGAAAGAACCTGTGTATAAACTTTTAAAAAATCCATCTAACATATCATCTTTACTATCATTCAAATAGTCGCAGTATTTGCGATCTATCTTTATAAAATTTTCTAACGATATTCCATAAAGTTTAAAGTTTGGTGTTTTTAACCCTCTGAATTTTGGGCATTTCATAATATCGAGAGTATCGTTGAGCCACTCTATACGCTCGAACATAGTATAAATAGTTAAAGCATCGATTACATAATTTCTTCTAATTTTATCTTTAAACCTAAACAGAAACATTCCATCTTCAACAATAACTCCTTTATTGGTTGGTACTAAACCCAAAAAATATATTATTGCTTTAGCCATAAAATCCGACTTGTCGGTGCAAGTCATTTTTAATTTTGTAACTATTAGAACATCTTCTGCTGATAGTTCACTCCATTTGCATGGTAATTTTATTTCGGTTGATTGTATTATTTCCATTTTTTTTTTATTAAAACATTGTGTCTAAAATTATTTCGTTGGGTTTTGTAGTCTGATTTGCTAAGTATTGGGTGTAAATTTTACTTGCTTTAAATACCTGGTAATTATCAATATTATCAATCATATAATTTTGCACCTTAACAATGTACATATCAGCAACATTGATTTCGTTAATTACATAGTTACTATAAGCAAATTTTAAATTTTCAATTATTTTTTTGTTTGCTTCCGTTAGGTCGTCATCGCGAAGTTGCTCAATAATTTCTTCAACAAATTCTTTTGAAATTATTGGAGCAATTTTAAGTTGCATTGCGTTTTTCATTGCCGGCAATGCTTTTATAAAATCTAACCTACTGCCTGTAAATGGTGCATAGCGAATAAATTCGGTAAGGGTATGTATAAATGTTTCGGTTAAAATTGAATAAGTATTGCTACTTTTCCACTCATCGTGATACGCTGCTGTTTTTTCCAAGAATATTATAAAATCTTCAATCGATGTAGTAAGCATTTCAATCATTGCAGCTTTTAAAGCTGATACTCTTTCTTTGCTTGCTGGTGCAAGATTTTGATTATTGGTAACCGAAAATCCCGAACCCGAATCAATCAAATCTAAAAAAGGCATTGCATCGATGTAGCCTTTGTAACATATAATATTAATGCAATGGTTTTTGGCTTCGGTATCGGTAGAGGCATTTATTGCAGTAAATAACGCTTTGTCGGTTATATTGTTGATTAACCAGTTTTCGGCTTTTTCCAAAAATGTTTTATATCGGTCAATTTCGTTGCCATCGCTATCGTAAACGGCTAATGCCGGGATACGTTCTTTGAGTTGCTCATAAGTTATTGTCATGTTACTCATTGTTTTTAATTTCTTTACCTTCTTTGTTTTTGTCGAGTGTTGTAAAATTGTAGTCTTGTACTACAAATGTTAGTTCTTTGGGCCACCTGTTGAATTTTTTAATTAACTCCAACACACGCAAAGGGCGTTGGCGAAATGGTGCCATAAGGCTTTGTTTTATCATTATTCTTTCCCTTGCATCGGTGCCAGATAATGAACTTCCTGTTTTACCTGGTACTGCTCCTATTAATGATGGGTGTACCCCTTGTGCGTAGCACAACATTGATGTAGCTTCTTGCGAATCTTCGAGATATTCGCCACCCTTTAGGTCGTTTTTAATCTCCTCAATTTCAATATATTTTTCTTCAATAACTGAATTTCCTGAAGGTGTTAATTTTTTTAAAACCATGATACCACCACCTGCATTTTTTCCGGTGTTTTTCAGAAAATCAAGTATCCTTGTTTTTTCCTCTTCACGTGCTAATTTACACGCTTCGGTATCGGTAATATTTAATTTCTTTACTGCATATAATTCGTCCCAATATTTATTTGAAACATATATTATATACTTTAAAGTCAATTTGTTTTTTAGCAACGTGGTTTTAAATTTTGGTATCATTATTGCATAATCGTACCAGCCTGAATCAAACATACTCCACCATGTAGGACGTGGATAATAAGGGCGCCCTGGTGTTGGCATATTAACTATGAAAATAAAACGTTGTGTTTTTTTGCATTGTTTTGTTAGATCTAAAAAAGGGTTGTAGCGATCTAAAACTGATGTTTCCGTTATGGTTTCTTTTTTTGCTCCTGTTTCCCACTCGCTCGAATAGTAGTGTTTTGTAATTTTGCCTTTGTTATCCATTACGCCCAAGCGTGAGTATGATGCTTCTTTGCTTCGCAACTCTATAATATTAGCTCCGGCATTATCAAGAATAAGTTCAGAGTATGGTTGAAAAAACATAACAATGTCGTTCATTTGCTCAAGATACCAAGCGTTAATATCGTTTGTATCGAAAAAATCTAGCACTTTTTCATCGATGCATTCTGTTAATGTTCCATCGGTTGCTTTCATCATTGGTTTTACACCTAATCCATAACCCACTTCTATGTTAAACAAAACATTGCTTGATACAACTTCGGAAGCTTCAACTTTAGTTATTACATTGTTTGGCATTTTATTATCAGTTCCCCACTGTACTATTTCGTAGTTACCTACTTTTATTGGCGTGGTTGCTTCCTTAAACAGGTCTTTCGATGGCTCAAAGTTAATTATTGCTTCAGCTCCTGGTACATATATTGCTCCGCCTAAATCAATAGTTTCAAAACCTGCATTGTTTGGTGCTTCATTCATAAGTATATCTCCTCTCCGTTAAATTCGATTATACTTTTGCGGTTGATTGTTCTGATTTGCCCCGAAGCGATTATTTTTACATTCATGGTTTTGCCGGCTGAATGAAAGCTGGTGCAAATTGCTTTATCTACTTTTGTTTTTTCGCCAGCTTCAGTAATAAAGACAAATGAAAATTCGCCTTTTTCAACTGCTTTGTGTAGGTTGCTTATGTGCATATTTTTTTTTTGAACGAAATTAGCCACACAACCCCGAAATTTAAAGGACAAAAAAAAGCCTCCCTAAGGAGGCTTGTAATTGAAGTGGGGATTAGCTGTTTTAAGCTACTTCAATTCTTTTTACATACAAAGAAATATATTCTTCGAATCTACATTCATGAATAGGCTTACAATCTTTATATCCAATAAAGTTCCACCAACTATGTTTTATCATATCTGATGGATCTCTATAATTTTCGTAATCAATAAGCTCATATATACCTATTTTGCCACTTCCCATTTTTGTTTCCCACAATTGACCTATTGGTGATTTTCCACTATAAAAAGAATTGGTAGGGTCTGTGTTAATATAATAACCAGCACCTCTATCAATATCCCTAAATTTTTTCCCCTTTTTTCTTTCTTTCCAATATTTATAATTTTTCCAATTTTTGATTATTAATAAAAATTGCTCAATAGCACTAATTTTCTTCTTTTTTGTTGTTTCCATTATTTTAATATTTTAGGTTCGTAAAGTATTTGGTCAAGTGTTTCTTTTAACCCCGACATGCTGGCTAAATAATTGCTTGCTACTTGTTGCTCGCGTGGCGATAAATCGAACAAACGGGCTGTAAAGAAAACGATAGCCTCACATAAATCGATGTGCTGCTCTTTTAATTCTTCAATATCAAACTCATTTTCTCCTTCGCCTTGCGAAAGGTTTTTAAATATATTATTCATTCTAATTGGATTTTGTGTTAATTCGTCAATTTGTAATTGTTAAGGATTGCTTGTCTCTCACGTAACAAGCTTGAGCGATACGCTTGGTAACTCTCAATTGTTTTTTTTGCCTCTTCGGCGGTTGGTTCTGTTTTCATGTGTTTTCGTATTTTTTAAAAAGAATACCGGGCTACGAAAACACATGACCACTAAAAGTGATAATTGATTACGTTTCTTAAACGCTCCCGATATTCTATGACTTAAATGTTTTTGAATCATCTTTTATTATGGTATGTATTTTCGTATGGCAAAGATAATACATTTTTTAAAATAATATTCATTTTTTGAATATATTTTTTGTTTTTTTAAATATTTGGTTTAATTTAGCTGAAAATAAATTAATTAAAAAATAAAATCATGAAAAAAATTATGCAAATTATTGTTCTCGTCCTACTATCATTGTTAAATACTAATAATATTTTTGCCCAAAAAAAATATTCTACTTATACCAATGATTATCTTGACAAAGATTTTAATATTGATATTCAACCTGAAACAGATAATAAATTTTGTTTGTATATTGATGTATTTTCTCTTGATAATACATGGGATAAAGTTGGTATAATGGTCAATCAAAAACAGCTTTTAAAATTTATAGAAGCTTTAGATAGTGCAAAAGTTAAATATAATGAATGGAAAAACGTAGCCATTTCTAATAATGTTAAAAAATTATCTAAAAATATGGAAATTAAATGTAAGGTTGATACATATTTTTCTTATGGAAAATGGCACTTTAATAATAATATTAAACTAAACTTCGGATTTGGCATATTTGAGCATAAAGAAAAAATAATATATATGCTTAGTGTAAATACTGGACAGTTAGTATCTTCATCAAATCAATATATGAAAGTAGATGGCGGTTTATTAACCTTTACGTCCCTTAAAGAAATAGATTCTTTTATTGAATTAATATCGCCTAAAATAATTAATGAATTTTTAAAAAAACCTAATTCAGATAACTTATTCAAATAATGAAAAAGGTAAAGAAAATAATGTTAGTAATATTAATGGTAATAATGACACACACCAATAGGTGGAGAAATGAATATAGGAAGATAGTTAAAAAACAGTAGTATTAGTAGGTAATTACTTTTTTGAAGCTCTCAGTTATGAGAGCTTTTTTTGTATGAATAGTTTTCATACGTTGTTATAGCACAACGGGTCTTCGGCGTTAGCCGATAGCCATTAGAGCCATTTACAAACATTTTTAGCAACTTATTTTTTATTGGTGGTGGAGCTTGTACAATTATTAAAGTGCTGTGCATATTACGTGAAAATTGTATGAGGTAATTACCAAAGAGGAAGAGCGCGCTGCGGGGTCTTCAGACAGAAAATGGGAGAAAACTCCCATTTATCCCTTGTTAATTAATTGAATACTACCACTTTAAAAAATAATACGTGCGACTCTATACAGACGTTTTTTTGGGGGTCAAAAATCTTATGAAAATTTTTATCTTTTGGTAATTACTTTTATTTTGCTTTATAACATTATTATTTTTATTTGATACTGTTTTTTGTATGTAACTGCCTGATTATTAACATAATATATTTGTTTTGTCTTGTTTTATTTTGTATCTTTGTAAGGTAATAAATAAATAATACAAACAAAAGCAGGCGGCAACTGTAACAATGCGGCATTTTATTATGAAACAAAATAAAAAAAGTGTTAGAGCTATTTTAGCAACACGAGAAACTAACCCAAACGGAAAACCAATAGTTACTATTGAAGAAACCGACAAATTAACATCGATTACAGAAGTTGCACCAGTTGCAGAAACCGAACTTGAAAAGGTAATTAAAAGACTGGAAGAAGAAAACAACCAGTTGAAAAACCAAATTAAAAGTATTCCTACAACCTTAGAGGAACGTTTGAATTTCGTAAACGAAAAAATGGCGTTAGCTAAGAAATTGCAAAGTTTCGAGCTTATGGCTTCACGTATTGATGAAAATATTGAAGAAATAGAAAACAGTATCGAGGAAAACCCATTTGAAAATCCTAATCATCTTATTGTTTTTCAAACAGGTAATAGGTATCAAAAAGAAGATTTTTTAACTATTCAAAACCCTATTGTATTGACTAAGACTTATGAGTTTGTTAAAAGTATTTTAGCTGAAGAAATTGTTAAAATTGAAACTTTAATAAATTCGTAGATGACTAAGAAAGAGGAATATTTGGCTAAGCGATTAAAGCTTAGCCAACTTAGCCAACAGGCTAAAGAACTAAAAGAGAATTTTATCAACCAATCGGAAACAACCGCCGAAGCTCTTTATTGGGCAGGCAAAAGTTTGAACTACTTTTTGTTATACAATATATACGAAACCAACGGAGCAACCGAATTTAACACCTTTAACCAATGGAAAGAAAAAGGAGCAACCATTTTAAAAGGCTCTAAGGCTTTTTTGATTTGGGGACAACCTGTTAAAAATAAAAAGGAAGAAGAACAAAAAGAAAAAACAGAAGACCCATATAAATACTTCCCTGTTTGTTATTTGTTTAGTAATTTACAAGTGGCAACCGCAGAAGATAAAGCAATAAAAAAAGAAGAAGCACCCGAAAGAGTAAAACAAGCAGAACCACAGATAAAGGAGGAATTTGTAATATGAAAAAGCAAGAAACTAAACCGGAATTTTTTATCCATTTTTGGAAAATATGCAATAAAAAATTAAAAATTGTTGATGTTTTAATTTTTGATGAATATAGAAAAATGGAATACATCGAAAATACTGTTAGAAAGATAGCAGAGCCAAAGCCATTTTATAGAGATGCAAAACCTAATAAAATTTACTATGAAACAGGAAGTAGATAATTTTTTATTTTAAAATAAAAAAAGCGGTTCATTTGGGACCGCTTTTTTAAAAAAATTTGCCCACTTCGTGGGATTATTCGGTATTTCGTTGGCAATTCTTATCTGTTTGGGTAAGATTTTTTGTTTAAATTGCCAACTACATTTTTTTTGCAAGTTCGCTCCTTTTATATGCGAACGCTAATTTTTATCCATTGAATCTATTACATGATTTCTATAAAATTCTTTTGCCTCTTCTACGAAAGGCATATTTAATATATCAGCAGGATTATCCACATCATCATATAAATCTAATATTATAAAACGTGCCGGTGTTTCCTGTTTTATCCAAATTAAACAACTTGGATAATTGCGATGTAATATATATAATTGCTTATTTTCTTTGTCAACCGACATTAGAAATTTTGGTTTAACTCCATCAATTTTTGCATTGATCATATCTTTATTTGTTAAGGCTATATCATAACCTACTGCATCTGCAATTTTTATTAAAACGTCTAATGTTGGCGAATGTTTGCCCGACAAAACACGATTAATATTTGTTCTTATAAAGCCTGTATCTTCTGCAATTTGTTCTTGTGTTATTCCTTTGGACATTGCAAGATTTTGCATATAATTGCAAAATCTTATTCTTTTTTCTTTTACTTCGTTTTCTGTCATATTGTTTGTTTTTTAATTGGTTGTTTTTTAATTGGTTGTTTTACAATTTATTCTATAACTTTGACATCCATTTATTAATTATTTCATCGGTTCTTTTTAATACATTTTTTTCCAATATTTGTTCTTTTGTATAATTAAACTTATTAATTTTCCAATGGGGATAACGTTTCATCCAGTCCATTTCTTTTATATTTCCTTCCCAATCACATAACAAAATTCGTTTAACCATGTATTTACAAGCATTTATATCATCTGTATCACCAAATCTAATCCATTGGTATTTAAATAACTTGCTTAAATCAGAATGAATACTATTAAGTAAAAAATCTTTATATTCTTTCCAAGTTTTAAAATGTATAGGTAGTTCTTTGATTGAATACATTAAATTTTCTTTACCATAAATTGCAGCAGTATGAACACCATGTAATCGTTCTTCTAATTTTTCGTAAGTTTCCGGCTCTAATTCTTGAAGGTCGGTTAAACACCTGAAAGCTTTTTCGTGAACTAAATTTGAAACTCTAAAAAATTTCAGATTTCCTCCAAGCATATACATTTTATCATAAATTTTATTATAATTAAAATTTCCATCAATTATATATTTCCAAACATCAGTATATCTCCAGTCGATTATTGGATATGCTTTATGTGGTTCGTTTTTCCTTCTTAACCAAAACAAATCACTATCTTCTCCAAACATTACAAATCTTCTATCTGGACTTTCTTCGGCTCTTAATCCAATTATTGAAACACTTTTCCCTTCTAATTTTCTAAGATTTTGACCAACCCATAAATTAAATTTATGAAATCTTTTAGGATATTTATTTTCTATAGAATGAATAGCAATAGGATGTTTTTCTCTTACCCATTTTTCACCTTCTCCCCATGCCCATAAAAATAATTGTTGCTGACTTGCTGCATTTGTCATAAATATAGGTACTTGATACCATAATGGAATAACATTTGGTTGAGTCATTGCCCATTCAATTATATCAATCGTTCCTTTATATTCGGCTTCTTGATCTTGAAAATATAATATGAATTTTCTATTTCTTTTCTTAGCTTCTTCATTAACTAAGTGAAATAATGCTGTACTATCTTTCCCTCCTGAAAATGAAACAGAAATATTATCATAATTATCAAATAAAAATGATATTCTTTTTTGTGTTGATTCTAAAACATTCTCAATACCTCTTATAACTGTTCTTTTCATATATCATCAATAAAATATTTTGTTTGTCTTTTAGTCGATCTATTTCCTAACATTGATTTAAATGGTAAATGTTGAACCAAAAAAGGCACATTCATTAGATATTTTAAATTATGTTTATCTAATACAAAAGCCATATATAAGTCAATAGGAGCAATCCATACCTTGTTTTTTATAAAATATGATTTTTTAAATTCATTAATATAATTATCATTAAGGAATAATTCACATATATGTTTAGGATAATAATTGCATTGATTAAATAAAAATTCATAACCATTGCAATAACTTGTCTTTAATTCTTTTTTTGAATTTGGTTTTTCAAAAAAACTAATTACATCTAAAGGATTAGATTTTATTATTAAATTTATTTTATCATAAAAATTTTCGCATAATTTAATATCATCTTCTAATACAACTACACCATCATATTTTGATTCTATTTTAAGACAATTTATATATTTATTAAAAACATTATCATTATCCCCTGTATAAACACAAAGATTAGGTATTTCTTTTTGTATAATTTTAACATTTGCCAATCTCTCCTGATTATCAGCAACCATTATTATGTATTTAATATTCATCTTCTTCGTTTTTAATATCTTCGCCAACTTCTACAATTTGTCTTTCGATAGAATATGGAACGCCTTTAATTTCTGATGCAATTCCTTTTAATCCTATTAACCTTTGTACTTCTTCGAGTGTCATTCCTAATTCTTTCATTATTTTTAATTCATCCCATCCAGCTTTAAGCATACCTACCAAAGAAGCTTGCAATTCCACTTCATGTTTACCTCTTGCTCTATTATGCCTTATTGTTGATGCCATTCTATCGCTAATATCCTTTTCAATAACAGAAACAGGAAGCATGCCATTTTCTCTATCAAAAATGTTCTTATACCGAAGCATAATTAGATAACGGTGAAATCCATCAACAATAATATAAATATCTCTATCATGGTCATAAAAACAAACAATAGGCATAGTATATCCATCACATTTAATGCTTTGATATAACAAATCCATTTCTTTTTTAGCTACATAATTTGGATTATAATCGTTTGCTTCAATTTTATCAACTGGTACAGCAATAATGTTGTACACAGGACTTTTAAATTCTTTCTTCATAATATTGCTTTTAATTCCTCTTTTGTTTTTCCTTTAAAATATTCAATCATACCAATCTTTTTATTAATATTGGCATCAATAAGGCTTTCAAGACCGACATTGCCGGTTAAATCCCAGTATTTGCAATCATATTCCTGACCTGTGCGGAATGTTCGCCGTCCGCTTTGCACACGCAAAGCATAATCCCAAATCTTATCAAAATACAAACCAAGCTACTTTTTTATCAGAATATTGCAAATCTTTTTGTTCCAATATCCAAGAAGAAATCCAATAAGCATCTGATTTTTGAACATCCCAATCTTGACCAAATACCTGCGATTTTGGTATTATTGCTTCTGAACCATCAAAAGCAGTGGCTTTATAAGCCTTGTCGGATATACTGACAAGGCTTTGTAAGCGAACGGAAATAACTTTAGTTTTCATCTGATAAACTGATCATAAAATTTTCAGCATCACTTTTTGTTCCTCTAAAAAGAACCTTTACACCAGGATTCAATTGGAATTTATTTGCAAATTCAATTTCGGTTACAACAAATGCCTGATCATTATTTACACCAGCATCAGTTAATACAACTCTTTCTACATTCGAAAGAGAGTATAAATGAATTTTTTCAATTTTATAATAATTACCTTCAACCCATTCTCCGTCTATAAACTGTGCATCAATATGCCAGTAGTTATATCTATAAATTTGGTATCCAAAGTTTATCAATTTATCAAGATTATTTTCTTCGTCTTTATTAACTGTTATTACCTCAGTTCCTTTAATAGCAACAAAATATAGTTCATCACGTCCATCAAGATAAGCTTTTTTAAGTTGAGGAACTTCAATAAAGTAAACATACCTATCTATATCTGAGCAAAAAAATACTTCATTATCATCGGAATAAATAGCTCTATCTTCTCCTCTATTACTAACGAGTACTAATCTATTTTTAGCTTTTGATAATTCAGATTCTGACATATAACTTTCCCAATACTCAGCTCTGTTTTTAAAACCTTTTGGATGATTTTTAAAACATTCTTCGGTTATATTTCTATTATATTCTAATTTGGAAACAATTTTACCAATAACAAAATCATCAACACCATCTTGACCTCTATAGCCAAAATATATGGTTTGAATTCTTTTTCCAATAAGTTGTTTTGCTAAATCTAAGGTAAGTACTTTTGCAGTTTTATTTATAACTGCTTCTTTCATTGTTTGTTCTAAAGTTTTCATTTTATTTTCGCCGCATTGTTACAGTTGCCGCCTGCTTTTGTTTGATTAATTATATCACAAAGATAGTATCATTTATGATACTATCCTAATTTTTTGCCAATTATTTTTAATTGTAATTGAAATTTAGAATTAATCTAAATAGTAATTATCCTATCATAGCACCGCCAGAATTTACATAATTGCTATCATAAGGGTGAAAGCACATTCCGTAATATAAAGTATCAAAGCCATCGGTGCCATCGGTTCGGTGTTCGAGTTTGTCGGTTTCGTTTTCGGCGAGCTTTTCGCCTGTTTTATCTTTTTGCCATCCTTTGGGACCTATTCGAGTTCCTGCCATTCGCAGTGCAATTAATAGTGCTTCATTATTATTCTCATTAAATTGTGGGTATAGATACTTTTGCCCTTTTAATCCTTGATCGATAATAAAGTATTTTTCATAATGTTTTACCGGGTTTCCGAGATATACTGCTCTTACCTGCCAACCATTTTTATTAAATTGATCAGTTATTGCTGTTGCAAAATCATCTTCATTAAGTGCATAATTAGAGCCTATTGCAGTGCTATCATAATAAAATATAACTTCTTTTGCTTGATGATAGTTGTAATATTTGCAAAAATCATCTACTAATTCACGCAATTTTCGTTGATATTTTACATAAAATGACTTTAATATAAGTGCTTTTTTGCCTTTGCGTTGCCCACATACTAACCAGTTAATATTGGAATTGTAATCAAAAGCAATACATATTGGTTTGCTTTTGTTTAAATCAGCATCGGTGCGACAATCATTTGCTTCATCGGGCTTATCATAGCCTAATAGTTCTAAATAGGCATTATCGTAAGCAGTATAATAGTGTTTTTCATTTAGAGCCGGATAGAAGCCGTCTTTTAGTTTGGTGGGCTTGATACACATAATTGAGGTTTGGAACACGAGAGGTGGCAAATCTCGCTTCATATCGCGTATATATTTTTCACCTAATAAAAATACATTCTCTATTGTTGAAACTTCGCGATAATAAACCGCTATTGAGCGAAGTTTTTTAAGTTGATTTCTTAATGTTATAAGTGTTTCATTCTTATATCGGGAATCGGGCAAAATTGAAACTCGATAAATTTCTGCTAATAATAATCTAATTGCCTCAATTATTTCAACATTCATTTTTGCTTCATCGGCTAAGAACCATGAACCTTTTTTTGTGGTTGGCATATCGGAAACAAATAGAGTTGAGTTTAACCACTCGCAATCTGCCCAAGGACCTTTAAATCCTCCGTTAGCCGGAAAGGTTTCTTCTTTTAATTTATCGTAATTTAAAAACTTGGCTTCGTCGCCAAATAATGATTGCAATGTTAAGGAGTTTGACGTTCCTGGTATATCTTGAGAAATTAATAATTGAATAGTTCCATTATACCAGCTTATTACTCTGTCGTAATTAGCCGGTTCTCTTAATGGACGCTCAAAATGCTTTGGTGGTTTTATTCCTACAACATAGTGGATATCGCGTATGAAACCTAAATTAGCTAAGGCGTTAATTGTTCCTGGTAATGTTTGAGTAAGTGCCATTTTGAAAGATGGTGTTACAATTCCCATTGTAGAACGTGGCATGTGTTGTATGTTTCGCACCATCCACGGAGCAGCAACTGCGTGAGTTTTTCCTACCCTACGACCGCCGACAAATGTTGTTTTATTTGCAGCTATATAGTAACAATCCATTTGTGGATTGTTTAAATATATTTTTTTAGTTTCATTCTCCATTGGTTACGTCTTCGTAGTCGATATAGTTTTCTATTTCAATTTGATTTGCATATTTTCTGATTAAAGAATCAATATATGCTTGAGGATTTTTATGAACTCTTTCGGATAATTTAACGCCAAGTATAGTTGGATCTGAAGTAAATTCAATTTCGCGTGGAATTATTTCGTCGATTGGAATATGAGGTGTTTCTTCCTTGTCTAATCGGTTGTATTTACCAATAACAGAAGCTACATAAGCAATTTTTTCGGGGTCTTTTTTATTTATAGCTAATTCAAGAGCTTGGTTAAGTGCTGAATTAACTTTATATTGCTGAAATTCACGTGCTGTATTTTGTACATTGCCTTTTAATATTTCAAGGTTTTGTATGTCGCGATATGCTTGTGATTCGCTTATACCATATAAATTCATTAATTCGTCGCGTAATTTTGGCGTTGTAATCCAAGGTGTTTCTAACAGCACGTGAAAAGCATGACGATACCGAATTAATTGTTCTTTTTCTACAGGCGTAAGCAATGTTTCGCTTATATCATCAAAAAAACAATCGTAATACTTTTGCAATGCTTTAGTTTTTGCCATTATTCAGTTTGATTTTGTTTTATAATTAGTTCTGTAATGATAATATCAGCTTGATTACTGCCTTTTTTGGCATATTCTACAATACTTTTTCTTAATTCTATTAATTGGGTTAACTTTCCATTCCAGTATGCTTTGGCTCTTTCGGTACGTTTGCCTCTTATTTCTCTACGTAATTCCTGTTCGTTTATATCTAACCTTATTGCTATTTCCTCGATTGTAAAAAACAATCCAGCTAATAGCTCAATTTGACTTAATATTTCAGGTTCATTCATATAATGCTGTATCTATTTTCATTAGTTCTACGAGTGCTGAATACTGTTTTATCACATTTGTATCAAAAGAGATAAAACCGCACTCATATCGGCTATTTTTAGTTGCATTGTTGCTCATTATTGCTACTGCTTTATTATCGATTAGAATTATTTTTGAATGGTTGTTTGCAAGTCGTAACTCATCGACATTTAAAGAAGCGAAAAAAGTGTTACGAGATTTTCGCGTGGCGACTGTAAAATCTAATACCAATGTTATATGGTTTATTCTGTATCGATTTTTAATAAATCTTCTTATATAACTATCGGTAATTGCAAAAGAGCTGATAAATAATCTATCAGCTCCGTTGCATTTTTCAATTAAGTAATCGAAAATATCGTGATTATTAATAGAATTATTTACATATATAAGCGTGTCGTCATTAACTTTCGTTAGATATTTCTCCGCTTTGAGTTTCGATAATTCCATGTTTTGTTAGTATTGCTATAGTTTCTTCGCTAAAATCGTTTTCAGCCTTAACAAGAAGATTATAACGTTCTTTAATCTTATTGACTAAATCTGTTTTTTCTTCTTCAGTAATAAATTTTCCATCGAGTTTTGGTAAATTTTTAGATAAATAAACGCGAGCAGCATTTACTTCTTTTGCCGATGCTTCAGTTGAATTTGAATCTTCATCTTTTACTTCAGGCAATTCGCCGGTTGTATCCCATTTATCAAGAATATCCCAACCTTGACGAATAATATCTTCTAATTTGTCAATGCCGGCACGTAGTTCTTTAGTCGCTTTGACCGATTTGACTATTTTCATTTTTTCGTGGAGCGAACGTTGCTTTTTGTACGCTTCTGAAATTTTATCGAAAATAGGTTTTAGCACTTCAGGCAAATCTTCGGGAGATATTCTTCCATTAGTGCGAATTTTCAATTTATCGGCAGTGGTAGTTTCTACAGGAGTATTTGCAGGAGTATTTGCAGGAGTGTTACTTGGAGTTGCTGTTTGTGCTTTTTGCACAAATGGTATGTTTACAATCTTAGTTTCTTTGATTTCGTATTGCTCAAGTATTTGCTTGAGCTTGTAAATCAATTTTTCCGGATCTTGTTTCCTTGCTAAATATCTTTGCACCGGAACATTATTAGAAAATCTACAAAAAAGATTATAACCTTTATTGTAGTCTCTTTCTTGGTTTGGTTGTGCTAAGTATGCTTTTATTTCTTCTCTTGGTTCCATGATTAAACTTTTTAAAAAAAAGCCTACCTTTAATTGATAGGCTTTTTATGTTATTTAAGCAATATTAAGCTATTGTTACTGATAAGGAAACTACAGCATTAGCAGCATCTTTTACTTTTAGAGCGTAAGTAGCTGCTTCCAATCCAGTAAAAATATTACTTGATTGATATGTAGCACCGTTGTCTTTAGAGTATTGATAAGGCGATGAACCACCATTTGCATAAGTGGTAATAGTACCATCTGTACTACCTAAAGTAGTATCGGTGTGATTACTTGTAGCAACTAATGGAACTGCTGCTGTTGGAGTGAAGATATCGGTTTCACAATCAAGTGAGCCATCTTCTAAAACAATTACACCTTCATAACGTGGTAGAGGAGTGAAATCAGGAGCTTCAATTTCAACAGTAAGTCCTTTTTCTGAACCCGGATTGTCTCCCGAATTGCCCGAAAGTTTTACTTCTGTATCATATTCTTTTCCTCCAATAATTACATATTTAACCTGTGGGCGGTTAGCACCACTGGTTCTTGTAACCATAATAGTTACAGTATTTGCATTCATTGTTGATTTTGCGTAAGCAATAGCTTCATCTGATAAATCAGGATAACGTTGTGTGGCTTTATTTTTAAACATACCACAATCTTTTTCGCCCATACCCTCAAAATCAACCTTTCCTTTGCCTTGAGTGGTATAAAATCGTTTCCAAAAAGCACCAGCTTTTAAAACAAAATCTCCTTCTGTTGTTACAGCTTCACCAACGGTTATTGGATTTTCTGCAATTTCAGGCCATGTAATAATATCGCTTTTTTGGATAAAAAACGCTATTGTTCTTACACCAGATGGATTAACTAAACCAGGGCTCCAAACTAAATCTTTTTGCATAATATTTTTATTTTTTAAAAAATTAATAATTAAACTCCCTCAATTAAGAGGGAGTTTTTTAAATTTAAGAACCAGCTGCTATTACAACAGGGTTAGTAGCGTAAGCCACTACGTTGTGCTCTTTGTCGCGAACTTTAACAGTATAGTTGCCATCGGCTAATCCGGTAAATGCACCAGTATCCTGCCAAGTAGCACCATTATCTTTAGAATATTCAATAGGAGTTACACCACCGGTTGCAGTTACAGTAATAGTACCATCGTTAGCAGCAGCAACAGTTTCGTCTGTTTTTGCAACATTTGAAATTGTTAAATCTTCTGCTTCGACAGTGCTATATTTAACTGCTTTAAAGAATTCTTTTTCTACAGTATCGATACCAACACCAAAGAAAGTAATCATAAACATTTGTACAACTTTTGGGTTGTCAACTCTGCGTATTTCTACTTTTTCTTTGTCGTTTTCCATATCGAAAAGGAAGCACATATTTTCTTTTTGAGTGAAATAGAGGTATTTTCCCTCTTCCATTTCGTTAAGATCAACTAATTCGCATTGTTTTTTAGTGCCAATTAAATATCTTTGTTCCATTCCTTCATTCCAAGGAACGTGACCAAATTCTTGTTGAAACCACTCTTCGTACATTTCGCGGATTGAAACAGGAATATAAAGTTTACATTTCTTTTTCAATTCGCGGTCTAAAGCTTTGTATTGAGCTTTAAGCAAATCTCCAACGTTTTGAACTGTAAATGGAGTAGCGGAAATATCTACATAGTTTTTCTTTGCAACAGATACAGTTGAATCGGCTATTGCTAAATCAACAAGTTTATCAAAACCATTGTATAATTCTGCTGAAGTGTTTCCTGCTGGATTTCTTACAGCAGTAAAAATTGAAGCTAAAAGTTTTTCGCCGGCACGTGCTGCAATAAGAATTGCAATTTTACCTGCAATATCATATTGGTCGGCTTTTGTGCCTGTTTTTTCGGTATATAATGTACCAAGTACAATTGACGGATCAAATTCTTCAACTAAATCAGCTTTGTAATTAGTCATTTCACGTGGCGTGATACTTGATGTATCAGTCACGTCTTTTGCAGTGCGATAAGGTCTGAATTGAGAGTTATTTGCAAGCGTACCGGCAATAATCGTCCCCTGAATACCGGTCATAATATTGAAGTATGGTCTTACTTCTTCGAAAGAAGCCATTGGGGCAACTAATAATGTTTTATTGTATTTTTTGCCGGCATCAATTAATTTTTGATTTATGTCCATTTTTTTTTTACCTCCTATTTATCTTATTGATTTTAATACATCTGTTACATCTGATACAGAACTTCTAAGCCCAGTATCTTCCGAATTTTCTTCGATTACAGCATTAGTGCTTTTGGGAGCTGCTATTGTTTCAGCACCTGGTTTTCCTTCAAGCTCAGCAATTGTTGCTTCGTGAGCTGCAATGGTTTGAGTTTGTGTGTCAATTGTAGCCACGTGCGTAGCAATTGTGGCTTCGTGGGTGGCAACTGTGGCAATTGCTGCATTGCCGGTTGTAATAGCTTGCTCAATTGCTTCAGCTTGTGCTTCGATGAGCAAATAATTACCTTCAGCATTAGGCGTTACATCTTCGCCAATTGCTTGATTGATTAATTTTTTCATATTTATATTTGGGTTTAAAAATCCTGTGTTGGATGCTGAATTACTATTGTCAGCTTTGTTTTGTGATACCAATTCAGCAGCACGTTGTACTGCATAATCGAAGTTGCCTATTTCATCAACTAATGTTCCTACAACATTATGAGCAAAGTAAACAGCACCGGTAAGTTGAGAATCTTCAACCGATGGGCGTGCCTCTTTGATGGTATTGATAAAGGTATCTGCAAGAGGTTTTAATACATCGTTTTTGTATTGATCATATTTTCCTGCACGCAAATCATCGTATATTTTATTTTTTTCTGATGATTGTGGAGCGTTGATTGTGTGAAATTTTACTCCAAGCGATTCGTAGTAAGGTTGTGCATCGGCAAACGACATCATTACACCGATAGAGCCTATTTGAGCATGATTATTATTTGCAATAATTAAATTACATTGAGAAGCTAACCAGTAACCTGCTGAACATGCCATATCTTCGACAAAAGCAATAATTGGTTTTTTTGTATCCTTAATTACATTTGCAAATTCATTTGTACCGGCAACTGTTCCTCCGGGAGTATCGAAGACTATAATATGAGCACCTATTTCAGGATTTTTGTCGGCGTTTGCTAACCATTTTTGCATGGTTTGCATACCTGTAGGTCCACAAAACTGATCGTTCTTAGTTAATGCTCCACTTACACGTAATACATTAATATTAATGACTTCCTGAGACGATGAAACACCGGAACCGATGTGAGCACTTTTGGTTTCAGGCAATAAAGGGTCTTCTTTAGTAAATTCAATATTTTTATTGAATAAGCCAGCAACTAAAGGAGCAAACATCTCGATAGAGAGTTCGCTAATTGCCCATGGCTCAGTAAGAATTGATTTTATTAAAGAATAATTTCGCATAAATATTGTATTTATGCGAAATTATATCTAAATGTGTGTGTTATAAAGGACTATAAATATAGTGGTATTGACCAATTTACATTAAATATATAACCAACAAAATCGCCTGCAGAAGTTCCGGGATCTTGTCGTAATTCAATTATTGGAGCAAAGTCGGCATTGCCAACTTCTGCAACTTTGCCTGAAGTAAATGTAACCATAAATAGTAAATGATAGCGTAATGACTTTAGAAAAAAGTCAATTGCTTGTTGATTGTTAGGATTATCAACAATTTTTAATGTAAGTGTTACCTTGCTTAATTTTCCTGCCTTTGTATCGACTACTTCAGCAGAACAGTTTGATTTGCCACTTACTATTGGTAGAGAGTAAATATCTGCTCCATCAATTATTTTATATTGAATGGTTTGGATGCCCGCTGCTGTTTTCATTTTATTATTTTTAAACTTGAAATGCTTATTTTCACGGATTTATTTTTTATGTGCTTAATTAATAAGTACTTGCAAGATTTTTTATTGAATTTTCAATTATATTATGCCTTTGATAGCATCTGTTTTTGAAATATTGCTCTACTTTTTGGGTATTTTTGATGTCTTCGCGGTAAATTCTTTTCTTTAACATTTCAATATCTCCGTTAAGAGAAACTAAATTACGTGAAAGAATGTATGACGAAATTATCTCTTTTTGCGTGAAACCCATTTTTTTACCTTGTAAGTAGTATGTGTCAAAATTGATATTGAAAACTGCTTCAAGTTCTTTATTGATTTTTTCAAGATCTTCGGCAGTGTAATAAAGATATTTGGTGTGAGCGGTTGTATTGTCGGTTTTTGGTAATTTAATTTTAATACTATTTTCTAACTTGGATTTAATAGGTAAATTAGAGCAACTTACTCTTGATATTAAGAATTTTCCTATATCTTTAGTAGATGATATAATATGTACACCATTTTCTTTTGGGAAAAGGTACTCGAAAAAATCTAATAACATCGGTTTTTTAATGTTAATACTTGCTATCATATATATAGTATTATTTTACATTTGTGCAAATATAGCAAAATATATTATATATTATTATTCAAATTGAATTTCTTTTAAGTTCAATTCAATAATTTTTGATTCACATTCTTCTTTTGTTCCCGTGAATGTGTTTTGTATAGTTTCAATTTTGCCCGACTCAACAAATAGCAATAAAGTATCATCTTTATATACTATACAGCATTGATTGTCTTGTAATATTATTTTTGTCATTATTTATATATTTAATTGGTTACTACAGTTACGCCTTGAGAAACGATTGTTGATACATCATCATCGCTTGCATTAGTTCGTGAAGCATTAGAACCAGTTAATACTAATTCTCCATTATTAAACCATGTAATTAATGATAAGTCATGTATAATTTTATCGATTTCATAAGATGTAAAACCAGCCCCTGTTTTAGGTTCTATCCTTACAGAATACATTTTATTTGCCCAGATTTTACTGGTATAGGTGAGTTTTTCGCTTGGTGCTATATGTAAAAATGTTATATCTTGAGGTAATAGCGCAATATCTCCTACAAACTCAATAATCATATCTTTAAAATCTAATGTTTTTAAGTTTTTGGGTAAATTTTTAAAATTAATTTTATAATCTTGCAAATTGGTTATGTCATCGCCTAAACTCTCTATATATAATATATTTCCATATATTTTAATTGTACGTGGTAAAAATTCGGAATAGGTGTGGTTAACCAATAAATCTGTTGTATTAAGATCTTTAGTAACAACCATACCATCGCCCCAATCAACATATATTGTTTTACCATTAGTTGAACCAACTAATTTTAAGGCTGTATCGTGTATTTCGGGAGTAGTAAAAATAAACATTTGGTCAATTTCTTGTATTCCGGCAATTAAATGCTCGCTATTTACATCAGAATTCAAGCATGTAAATGATATTAAGTAACAACCCGGATTGTTTACATTAATAGTATTTACAGTTTCATTTTTAAAATCAAATCCATTGATTATTGGCTTAATGTAATCAATATCATGGCCCGAAAAACTTATTAATTTTCCAAGTCTATTCTCTATATATAACTTATAGTCTTTGCCTGCAACTAATTTAGTTAATGTATATTCGGTATCAGTAGTGGGATAAGCTTCACCAACATTGTACTCATTAAAATTAATGGTTTCGTTTACAATTATTTCTTTACCTAATTTATCGGCTTTATCGGTAAGTGAGGCTATCCATGTAATACCATTTGCTGCTAAATCTTGATTATTATCTAAAACAGATTTTAACCATGTAAAAGGTTTAAGAAATAATGGAACTTGTAATGATGCTATACATGTAATATTTTCAAATGCAGAATTATCTAAATCTAAACAATATTTTAGGCTTATGTAATATAACTGCGTGCAGTTTGAAAAACAATTATTTCTAACAAATTTTGCATTTGAAGAAAATGTTATTAATTCATAACATCCCGAAAAAGCGAATTGTTTAATTTCATTACATTCATCAATAAGACAAGTTTGCAATGCAGAACATCCGTTAAAAGCATATTCATCAATTATACTAAAAGAATTACTTATAAACATCAATAAATTGGAATTGCTATCAAATGTAGATGCTGGTATTGTTAATCCAAAATCAGTTATAAGTACAACCTTGCTATTTTCACTTACAATTGTATCGTATATTTGTTCTGTGTTTAAATTGGCTCTCCAATCAAGTGTTGAATATGCTAACTCAGGAGCATTGGCTTCAAAAATCATTTCTGTTCTGGCAAAAACTTTATCAGCTTTATTTGCAATTACTGCAACAACACGAGCATCTGCTTTAGCATCTGTGTAATTAGTGGCGTTAGCCTCAATTCCTGAAAGTTTATTTTTTTCGTTAGTTGTATAATCGTTTGTTGATAATCCTTTGCCTGCAACTGCATCAACTTTATTGGTTATGCCAGCAGCAACGCGAGCATCTGCTTTTGTATCTGTATAATTTGTTGCATTTGCCTCAATTCCTGAAAGTTTATTTTTTTCGTTAGTTGTATAATCGTTTGTAGATAAGCCTTTGCCTGCTTCTTTGTCAACTTTATTAGTTATGCCAGCAGCAACGCGAGCATCTGCTTTTGTATCTGTATAATTTGTTGCAT